TCAAAGTATAGCGATCGCATTCGGACAATCGTCGGCAGAGGGTAAATTATTCACGAGAGATATACGCCAATTTATCAATCAAGGTGTTCCGGCCGTTGATTTACTAGCCAACTCGATGGGTGTTGCTCGGAGTGAAGTCTTTACTCTAGCAGAGCAGGGCAAAATATCATTTCAGATACTACAAGAGGCCATTGCTCAATCTACGCAAGAGGGAGGTAAATTTGCCGGTGCTACAAAGGCGCAATCTCAAACGATAGCCGGTTTATTCTCTACGCTTAAAGACAATGTTGCTTTAGCATTGGGAGAGCTTGGGAATGAAATTGCGAGAGTCTTTAATTTAGATGTACTTATACCAGAGCTTACAAGTAAAATAAATACTATCACGAATGTATTTAAAAATTTAGATGATGATGTCAAAAGGAGATTGATAAGCCTTGCAGGGGTGTTAGGAGCAGGTGGGCCGGTATTGTTAGCTATTGGGTTGCTAGTAAAAGCGATTACGGCCATTTCTTTGCCGGTAATAGGTACGATTGCCATTGTGAGTGGTATTGGATATGTCTTTGCAAACGCATTTGGACAAGCCGGTTCGGTTGTGGGTGGGTTTAAATTGATATTCGCTAAGCTAGTCAACGGAGTTATTGACGATTTAATCCGTATGACCGGTGCGCTCTCATCTTTACCTTTTGGAGTAGGAAGTACATTCACTCAAATAACCGGTACTTTAAATAAGTTCAAAGCCGATACCAAAGAGCAAACCGACGCATTTACTCCCATAGCGGATGGCCTGGATGTAGTAAAAGAAACGTACAACGCATTAAAAACGGTTGTTACTGATGTAAGCAAAGCACTAAAAGAGGGCGTTGATACGACAGAAGTAAACAACGCATTAGCCAATGTCAAGCCTACGATACCGGTAACCGTTGGCGAGGATGTTATTTTTGATGTTGATTTTGAGGAGATAGACAGAATAATCAATGAGAATCCGATAACCATTGATATGACTCCGGTTGCTGAATTAGGCTCAATGGCTCAACTCAACCAACAAATGCAACAGTTGTTGACGCTTCAATCCTTGACAAGCGATCCGGCCAAGTATCAAGCGTTTCAAGATTCGATTAATGCGGTAAAGAATGAAATGAACTCCTTAACCGGCGCAACCGGTGGATTGAGTAATGGATTGAAATTTGTTCAGAATCTAGCCAATAATTTTGTTACTTCTTTCGGGCAAGGGATGGCCAACATCGTTGTACAAGGTGAGAAGTTGCAGGATATTTTACGCAACATTGGTAAATTACTACTAAGCCAAGCCATTCAGTTGGGAATACAGTTTTTACTAACCGGAGGAACTGGTGGGGGTGGTAAAATTGAGGGCGGTTTATTAGGTGCGATATTTCCAAAACTTAAAACTTCGAGCGCCGTTGTTCCGAGTGGCAATATAGGCCCGGTTCAAATGAGCGCTCCTATTGCTCCGATGCCTACGTTATCAACGGTTCAAGATACAAGCACATCACGAGCATTTGAGAGGGCATTAGAAAACTATACGGCAAAACTAGGGCCTAATGAGATTTTTACATTAGGACAAAAGGGTAGGCTTTCATTTTGAGCTACAATTTACGCGCATATTGGGAGGGAGAGAATCACGAAGGAGTTACCGATAGGCTAGAGATAAAAGAGCTTAATTACTCCGGTTCTACTCTCAATCTAACAAAGACTCAAGGATTCAACTTCAGCCATCAAGAGATAACGGCGGATAATAACAATGGATATTTAAATCCGACGTACAATAAAATCCTGATGGGCGTTCTCGATTTTTATGTATGGGGATATGATACCGATACTAAAACGCTGATTGAGGACATTAAAAGCTCAGAGTCCAAGCAGTTTATTATTGAGTGGAAGAATAACAATAATGCGATGTGGTTCGGTTTTGCTTCCGGCCGGATTATTAGCAAACCAGAAAAAGATACCTATCTCTCTACGATTCAATTTAGAGATTTTGAGGTACTCAAAAAACAACTATACACTCAAGATGATACAAGGCAGAAAGTAATACAAACGATTGCCGATATTATTTCCGATTTAGGCCATAACATTTCTGCTTATAGTGGTGCGGTACTTCAAACATTCACATCTTGGCAGGCTCAAGGAACGGATGGAGATGATGATTTTTTAAATCAAGTCTATCACGATACCATTCAACTAAGGCAGTACGGCAGGCTAGGAGAGGAGAACGATACCTCTATCACCTTATATGATGCTTTAAAGTATGTATGCGCTCCTCAGCTCCTTATATATCAAATGTACGGCGCGTTTAATGTGGTGCAGTTGAGTGCTTATGAAGATCCCGAAAATGTACTCCGCTCGGATTATTATTTAAACGGTACTCAAGTCAATTCTAGCCTCCAAGATTTAACCCAAGAAACATATTTATCGGCAACTTTAGGAACTCCGATAATTGTTCAAGATACTGAAAATACATCCTATCCATCTATCCAAAGGGTTGGCGTTGAGTACGATCATAAATCATTGAATGCGAATATCAATGTGCCTGATAGTGTTACAATAACAACTCCATCAGAGCAAAAATATACGATGGCCGTTCGGCTTACTGGAGATGAGAGTATTATATTTTCAGCAAAGAATATATCAAGGGTAACCGTACCGTATAATCTACTTACTACATTTGATGAAAATGATGTTAGTACTTTAAATGATGAGATTACAATAGACCAAACTTTAACGAGAGATGAGAAAGTAAGGTTTAAAAATACTGCCGGAAGTTTACCGGATGGAATAGCGGAAAATGTTACTTATTACGCAAAGCCTATTATTAGCGATAGTTATAGTTTTGCTACCCTTCCATATACTTTAGATTACATCGATTTAACCACAATCGGAGATCCAAGTTCGGTTACTCAAGTTTTAACGATTGAGGAAGTTACCATTAAAACGGCGGAGTATGCGGTAACTCTTGGCAATACCTTCTATGACGATGGAGTAAATAAATTTATCTCTCCTGGTTTAGCTTATGCCGGAATGAACTCAATACTTAAAAATTTTGGCATAGCTGATGTTGATACAGTCGCAAATGATATTGAAATTACTTCTCACGGTTTAAAAGATGGCCATTTGGTTATTTTCACAAATACCGGAGGTAGCCTGCCGGGTGGTATTGATGCCGATACTTATTATTACATAATTAACTCAACCACAAACACCTTTCAGATTAGCGCTAGTTATGGCGGTTCGGCAATAAGTTTAACAAGTACCGGAAGTGGTAATCACACAATAAATAGAGCAACGGTACTCAAGAATCTATCAAATACTAGCTCACTTGCTGAATATGTTGGCGATGTATCTTTTGACTTAGACGATTTAATTACAAATCAAACGGTTGAGTTAAATCTGCATTTATTTCCTACTCGCACCTTACAAGTTGGTGAGATGAATAACGAGTATTTAGACGAAACAATTTGGGAAGATACGATTGTTCAATTTGTAGATCCATCCAACACATCAAGCACGAGCATTCGATATGAGTTAAGCCAAGACGATGATTCCGGCGCTGAAATACTAGAGTTACCAACCATTAGATACGGAGATGGCCCATTCCCTTACTCAAGGAGCGCATACCGTACAAGTACCGATTTAGAGGATATTACAACCGGATGGAGGAGGAGAGGCCAGAGTACATACGTTGATTTTCATGAGTTACTTTTAAAAGAAGTAATAGACACGCAAAGAGGGAGGCCATCAAAATTAAACGCCAATGTTATTGGTAGCTACAATCCGAGAACGGTTTTAGAATATGATAGCAAAAATTATGCGTATGTTGGCGGTGTATACAATGCGAGATGGTATCCTACATTGGTTGAAATTAACATACAAGAGGGAACAGATACATTAGTTGAGATTAAAAGAGTTGATCCATCCGGTGCAGGCGGTGTTATTGCTACAAACCCAGAAACCGAAGGGCTGACAGAAAGCGAAGCCGATTCCCGGTATTTACAAATAACCAATGATTTATCCGATGTAGATGATGCAGAAACGGCGCGCGATAATCTAGGGTTAGAGATTGGCGCGGATGTTCAAGCGTGGGATGCCGGGCTAGACGATATATCCGGACTCGCTCCAACCGATGGAAATATCATTGTGGGCGATGGCGCGAATTGGGTAGCAGAGTCGGGCAATACGGCGAGGGTATCTTTAGGAGTAGGCTCAACGGACTCCCCAACCTTTGCAGGGCTTACGGTAAACGGAGATATTACCATTTCCGGAACGGTTGACGGTAGAGATGTTTCAGATGATGGCGCTGATTTAGACGAGTTATATACCACAATCGGATTGAGCGCTCTTACAAGTACGGAGGTTGACCAACTTGAGAATATCGGAAGCGTAACCGTATCAAATACTCAATGGGGATATTTGGGCGCTCTAGACCAAAATTTAACAACTACGAGCGATGTACAGTTTGACGATATTACTGCTACTGGTATTATTTACGTTGACAATATAGATACGGAAGGTATTACGTGGAATGTATCAACTCAAGAATGGGATGCAACACCAAGTGAATACTTTAATAATCCAGTATTTATCGGAACGAGTTTAGACGTTGATAACGCTTTGTTAGTCGATGACTTTGTAGAAGTGGGAACGGATTTAGATGTGGGTGGAAACACTACTTTATTGGGTACATTGAATGTAAGCGGAAATACTACTTTAGGCGGAAGTTTAACGCTTTCGGGTTCGGCTGACTTCAATAGCACAATGAACTTGCAAGGAAACCTAACAACGCAAGCGAATTTAGCAGACGATGGATTCAGCGAAGGGTGGGCAGGTACTAACTGGAAAATAAACGCAGACGGTTCGGCTGAATTTGAAGAAATGCGGATTCGTGGAGCGCTTCGGGTATATGAGTTTATAGCGAAGCAAATTAGCACGATAGGCGGTTCGGAGATATTAAGCATAGCGCAGGGTAGAGTAGTAAGCGCAGGAAGTGGAGAGATTGAAATTGAGAATGTTACCGGCACTCCTGGAAATTCCTTCAAGGCAGGGGATTTATTTATCTGTCAAGTGGTGGATATAAACAATGATTTAGAAAGCGGTGGAACTGGTTCTATTGTGAAGTCGGTTCGTGGCCTAGTAGATTCTGTTTCCGGTAATGATCTAACCGTTACCATTGAATCGGGTTCTTTGGCTGACTTAGAGCAAAACGATTTAATAGTCGGCTATGGTAGTACTTCGGATGCTGATAGGCAGGCTATAATGTACCGCAACGTGGATAGGTCGGAAGATAATCTTATAATGAGATTACAAACTGGCGTAAATGACTTTTCGAAGCTACAAGACGAGGCAAATACTAGGGTGGCCTTTGGGGATTTAAACGGTTATTCGGGATTAAGTACAGAAACATTCGGTTTCTTTGCAGGGGATAATTCAAACGAGCATATTTTAGTTACCGATGGCGGATTATTTCTAAAGGATGGAAGTACAACGCTCGCAGAACTTACGAGTAACACATTCAAAGTAGGCGATGGTACTAATTTTTTATCATTCGATGGTACGGATTTAGATATTCAAACTGATACATTTACATTAGAAACCACGAATTTAAGTATAGATTCAAGTAATGAAGTAATTACTTTAGGTTCAGCTGATAGCGTTACACTTGGTAAAAAGCTAAACCTTACGGCTTCTGATGATAGCGGATTTAGAGATAGCTTAAACAAATATGCTAACACAGTAGATTTTTATGGCTTATATCTAAACCCAGAAAACTACTTTGGTTTTGTAGAAGATGACGAAGGCAATATATCGGATGGCTACAATTTTAGAATAGGCGGGGAAACTTCCAACTATATAGAAGTA